GTCTTTATCTCCCCGGTTCGGAAACTTTCGGGGGCATCGTGAAAGTGTTGAGTCTCGGCGCCGGCGTCCAGTCGTCAACGCTCCTGCTTATGGCGTGCCGTGACGAGATCGAAAGACCCGACGTTGCGATCTTCGTTGACCTGGGTTGGGAGTTGCCGGCGACCTACGAATGGCTGAACGGCGTGCTGATCCCTGAGGCCGACCGGGCCGGGCTCGAGCTGCGTGTCGTGAAGCCGGCCGACATCCGATCTGATCTGATTCAGGATGACGGCAAGCGGATCATGGCCCCATTGTTCGTGCGCCGGCCTGATGGCAAGCGGGGTCAGTTGCAGCATCAGTGTTCTCGCCAACTCAAAATGAAGCCGGTGATGCGTGAGGCCCGAAAGATGATGGGTGCCGGTGAGCGTGGCGTTCTCCGGGCTGATCTGTTTCTCGAGGTGTGGCTCGGTATTTCGACCGATGAGACTGGCCGTATTCGTGGCGATGCGCCGACCAGGACCGCTTGGCGGTATCCATTGTGTGAGATTGGGATGTCCCGATCGGATTGTGATGCCTGGTTGGCTGATCGTGGTTTTGGTCAGCCACCGAGATCAAGTTGCGTCGGTTGTCCGTTCCGGTCGATGGCGTCGTGGCGTGAGATGAAGACCCGGATGCCGGACGTTTTCGCTGATGCTGTGGAGGTTGATCGGCTTGTTCGGGATAAATGGCGTAACCGAGGCGAGGTTTTCTTGCATTCGTCGTTGCGACCGTTGGATCAGGCGATTACGGATGAGCCGCCGTCACTTTTCTCAGATTTTGAATTTGAGTGTTCAGGAATGTGTGGTGTTTGATGGCTGCTAAAAAGAAGCCTACGACACCGAAACCGGCTTATGGCCGGAACCGGAGCGCCGTTGAGGAGATGTTGACGGCGATGCGTCAGTCTGGTTTGCTCGAGAACATTGATGCCGCCAGGGTGGCGATGTTGCAGGCTTTGGCTGATGCTGTGGATATGGAGCCGACGAATGCTTCGCTTTGGCGGGAGTATCGTGCGGCTGAGTCTTCGATCAGAGAGAACACCGCCCATGACCAAGACGATTTCCAAGAACTCCTTGCTGCATTGTCCTCCGAGGTTTGCGACTCCCCGCCGGCCTGAGCGCCGGAATCGGGGTCGTGAGGTGGCGGCGATTGCGAAGCAGTTGGGTCAGCCGTTGATGCCGTGGCAGCAGTTGGTTGCCGATGTGGCTTCCGAGCTGGATGAGGCGACTGGGTTGCCTGCTTTTCGTGAGGTTGTGGTGACGGTGCCTCGCCAGTCGGGGAAGACGACGATGGTGTTGGCGTATGAGTTGCATCGTGCGTTGATGTGGGGTCGGCCGCAGCGGATTGCGTATACGGCGCAGACTGGTTTTGATGCTCGTCGAAAGTTGATTGATGATCAGGCGCCGATTTTGTTGGGGTCGCCTTTGTCGGCTGCGGTGGAGAAGGTGCAGAAGGCGCAGGGTAATGAGGCGATTGTTTTCAAGAATGGGTCGAGGATTGATGTGTTGGCGTCGTCGGAGTCGGCGGGTCACGGTCGGACGCTTGATCTTCCGATTCTTGATGAGGTTTTCGCCGATGCGGATGATCGTCGTGAGCAGGCTTTGTTGCCGGCGATGTCCACTCGGCCGGATGCCCAGTTGTTCGTTGTGTCAACGATGGGGACGGAGGCGAGCACATATCTAAACCGAAAGGTGGAGACAGGTCGGAGCGCCGTCGTCGAGGGGTTGGCAAGTGGGATCGCATATTTCGAGTGGAGCGCCGAGGCCGACGCCGATATAGATGATCCTGATACTTGGCGGTCTTGTATGCCGGCTTTGGGTCATACGATCACGTTGGCGACGGTGGAGCACGCTCGTCGGACGATGTCGGAGGGCGATTTTCGTCGGTCGATGTTGAATCAGAAAACGATTTCTGATGAGCGGGTGATTCCGGTGGGGGTGTGGGGTGAGGTGTGTTCGGAGGATGTGGCTCCGTCTGGTCGTTTGGTGTTTGCGTTGGATGTGAATCCTGAGCGGTCGGCGGCGGCGGTGGCGGTGGCTGATTCGGAGGGTCGGGGTGAACTTGTGGAGTTTCGGTCTGGTGTCGGCTGGGTTGTCGACCGGGTCGTGGAATTGTGCAGGAAGTGGGAGGCGTCGGTTCGGTTGGATGCGTATTCGCCGGCCGGATCGTTGGCTGATGAGCTCGTTGCTCGTGGTGTGCGGGTGGATCGGTATGCGACTCGTGAGGTGTCGTATGCGTGCGGCTCGTTTTTTGATCGTTTGATGGATCGGAAGGTTCAGGTTCGGCGTCACGCTGCTTTGGATGAGGCGGCGGCTGGTGCTCGTCGCCGGTCGACGGGCGATTCGTGGGTGTGGGCCCGCAAAGACGCCGAGTGCGACGTGAGTCCGTTGATCGCTCTCACGTTGGCGTTGGATGTTCGTGCGGCCGCTGAGCCGGAGTTGTGGGTGGCGTTCGAATGAGGCTCGGACCTGATTCGGCCCGCTACATCTTGGCAGGGCAGGGCAAGCCGGTGGCGAAACCGTTTCATCTGCGTGTTTTGTTGCCGTGGATTTGTGAGGATGTTGAGCGTCGTTGGCGGGTCGTGTGGCTTGCCTCGTGGCCGTTGCTGATCGGTTTGACGGCATGGTTCGGTTGGTTGCGGGGCCTCGAGCCGGGTGCGGCGTTGGCGGCGGGTGTGCTGGTGGCTGCGTTGCCGGGTGTGTGGGGACCGCCGGTTGTTCGCCCGGTCGGTGTTGACCTGCCTGGCATGGTGATCGCTCTCGGCTCCCTGGTGGCGTTTGAGTATGGGTTGTGGCCGTTGGGTCTGGTGTTGATTGTGTTTGCGGCGCTCACGAAGGAGTCGATGCCGGTGTGGGCGGCGCTCTGGTCGTGGTCGATCTGGCCCTTGGTGGGTTTGTTGGCTCCGCTCATGGTGGGTTTGGTGCGGAAGCCGGTGATCGACGAGGTGACCGCCCATCAGAATCTTCGTGAAGTCCACGATCACCCGGTGCGAACGGCGATGCAAGCTCATCGGGGTCAGTGGCGGGATGCATGGATCATGGTCGCCCCGTGGGGTGTATGTCTCGCTGGTCTGCTCGAGCCGTCGTGGCCGGTGATGGTGGCAGTGGTGTGCGCATACGCTCAGTTGCTTGTGGCGACCGATACGGTTCGCTTGTTGCATACGGCGGCGGGTGTTCCGTTGGCGTTGGCGTCGGTGGCGGTTATTCCGGCATCATGGTTGGTGTTGGCTGTTGTGGTTCATGTGTTTTGGTGGCGTAAGCCGCAGTTGATTTAGGAGGCGTTGTGAAGGATCGGGTCGGGACTGTGTTGCAGGGTGTTGGTTTGATGGTGGCAGCGATTTCGGTTGGTGCGATTTATGCGCCGGCTGGTGGGATTGTTGCTGCTATTGGTTTGGTCCTGTTCGGGATCGCCGCTGAAAAGGATTGAGATGGCTGGTTTGGCTGGCACATATAACATCATCGCTGATCAGGGCGCCACGTTCGGACGCACGATCACCTGGACAGACGCCGACGGCGACCCCGTCGACTTGGACGGCTATACGGCCCGAATGCAGGTTCGTTCGATCGTTTCTTCGGACACGGTGGCGCTTGAGCTCACCACCGAGAACGGCCGAATCACTTTGGGTGGCGCTTTGGGCACGATCACGTTGACAGTGCCGGCGACAGCGATGGACGATATTGAGGGCGGTTCATACGCCTATGATTTGGAGTTGGTGAACGGGTCGGATGTGACTCGTTTGTTGATGGGTTCTTTTACGGTGCGGGCTGAGGTGACTCGATGAGTTTTCAGGTGAACGATCAGCCACCGAAGGTCACCGTCACCGAAGAAAACGTCAGCGCCACTATCTCCTTGTCCGGTCAGGGGCCGCAGGGGCCACAAGGCCCGCAGGGTGCGGCGTCGACCGTTCCAGGCCCGCAGGGTGCGACCGGCCCGCAGGGCGCTACTGGCGCTCAGGGTGTGCAAGGCCCGCAAGGTGCCACTGGTGCGACCGGATCGCAGGGACCGGAAGGTATCCAAGGAGCGACAGGTCCGCAGGGTGCTCAAGGCGCTCAGGGTGCGACTGGTGCGCAGGGTGCGACCGGCCCTCAAGGCTCGACTGGTCCACAAGGTGATCAGGGCCCGCAAGGTATTACCGGAGCGCAAGGCCCGCAGGGTGCGCAAGGCCCGACTGGTCCGCAGGGTTCAGCAGGTCCACAAGGCCCACAAGGCGACACTGGCGCCCAAGGCCCACAGGGAGACACTGGCCCGCAGGGAGCAACTGGCCCTCAGGGTGCGCAAGGCGACACCGGCCCGCAAGGCGCTCAGGGTGCGCAAGGCCCACAAGGCGATACTGGTGCGCAGGGTGCTCAAGGGCCTCAGGGCGATACTGGCCCCCAAGGTGCTATTGGCCCACAAGGGCCGCAAGGTGACACCGGCGCACAAGGTCCACAGGGCCCGCAAGGTGACCTCGGCCCGCAAGGCGATACAGGTCCGCAAGGACCACAAGGCGCCCAAGGTGCTACGGGTGCTACGGGTGCTCAAGGCCCGCAAGGTGCGCAAGGTGCCGAAGGCCAGTCAACGTCGTTCTATGACTACAAGATCAAGACGACGTTGAACTCCGGTGATCCGGGCTCCGGCTACATCATCTACAACAACGCCACCCAGACATCGGCGACACAAATCAATGTTTCCCACATCACCTTCGACAACTTCGATGTCGACATCTTCCTAACGCTCCTCGGTGTCGGCGACGTTCTGGTAATTCAGGACTCGACAGATTCGAACGATTATCAGAAGTGGGAGATCAGCTCGGCACCGACGAGTCAAACCGGCTATATCGAATACCCCGTCACTCTCCTTGACAGCGGCGGTGACGGCACCACCGGCTTCGCCAACGACCTCGAAGTGCTATTCGCCATCTCAACGCAGGGCCCGCAGGGTCCGCAGGGTGCGCAGGGCGCTACCGGCCCTCAGGGTGCCGAAGGTCCGCAAGGCCCACAGGGCGATACAGGCGCTCAGGGTGCTCAGGGTCCACAGGGCGATACTGGTGCTCAGGGAGCTCAAGGCCCGCAGGGTGACACCGGCCCACAAGGGTCTACTGGTCCTCAAGGGGCGCAGGGCCCGCAAGGTGATACTGGCGCTCAGGGTCCGCAAGGCGCACAAGGCGACACGGGCCCGCAAGGTGCCACTGGCCCGCAAGGCGATACAGGGCCTCAGGGCGCTCAGGGTGCTCAAGGCGCTACTGGCGCTCAGGGCCCTCAGGGCGATATTGGTCCGCAGGGTGCAACTGGTCCGGCCGGCCCGCAAGGTGACACCGGTCCACAAGGTGCTGAGGGGCCACAAGGTGCGCAGGGCGCGGCTGGTGCGCAAGGTGCTACTGGTCCGCAGGGTGCGACTGGTCCGCAAGGGCCAGAAGGTCCGCAGGGTGCGACTGGTCCGCAGGGTGCTGAGGGTCCGCAGGGTGCGACTGGTGCTCAGGGTGATCAGGGTCCGCAAGGTGCAACCGGTGCACAAGGTCCGCAAGGTCCGCAAGGATCAGCCGACTCAGGAACTTTGACCACCAAGGGCGATTTGCTAACTCGCACTTCAAGTGCGTTAACTCGACTTGCTGTTGGTGGTACGGATAACCACGTTTTAGTGGTTGATTCAGGTGCATCAGAGGGGATCAAGTGGCAAGGCGAGCAGGAAGTTATCGTCGTCGCTATCTCTGATGAAACGACTGCGATCACAACCGGCAACGCCAAGGTGACATTCCGTATGCCGTTCGCCATGACGTTGACAGCAGTTCGTGCGTCGTTGAGCACAGCGTCAACATCTGGCACACCGACATTTGACATTAACGAATCTGGCACTACCATTTTGTCAACGAAGATCACGATTGATGCGAACGAGAAAACTTCAACGACTGCTGCTACGCCACCTGTGATTTCGGATTCGGCGTTGGCTGATGATGCGGAGATGACTATTGATATTGATACTGCTGGTACGGGTGCGAAAGGTGCGAAAATCTATTTGATTGGGCGGCGTGCCTAATGGCAACCACCTACATCAACCCATATATTTTGGCTGGCGGTTTGATTGACGCAACCGGTGGTACTGTCACCGAGGTTGGTGGCTACAAAATCCACACTTTCACTGCTAGCGGTACGTTTACGGTGAACTCGGCTCCGGCTGGTGCAACTGTCGATATTTTGTGTGTTGCTGGTGGTGGTAGCGGCGGCGCAGGCGGCACCGACGGTGGCGGTGGTGGCGGTGCAGGTGGTTTCAAAGAATCAACATCAGTATCTGTTTCCGCAACAAGTTACACCGTAACCATTGGCGGCGGTGGTTCATCGGCGGGTTCCGCACAAACAACAGGAGGTTCCGGAACTGGCTCATCTGTTGGTGCTTTGTCGTCGACTTCTGGCGGTGGATATGGCGGATATGCCGGTACCAGCGTAAATGGGCAGAATGGTTCAAGTGGGGGATCGGGTGGTGGTGGCGGTGGGGCGAGTAGTTCTAAAACTGCTGGTACTGGTGGTGCTGGTACAAGTGGTGAAGGTTCGCAAGGAGGGAATGGAATCAAACAAGACACCTTCGTTGCTCCTGGTGGTGGTGGCGGTGGAGGTGCATCGCAATCGGGAGCCAATGCAACTAGCAGTTCTGGCGGTAAAGGAGGCGACGGGTCATCTAGCAGTTTTTCGGGTTCAAGTGTTACTTATGCTGGTGGTGGTGGCGGTGGTGCGGGGGTTCTTCCCTGGGACGGAAGTTCTCAAAGTGCTGGTAGTGGGGGGTCTGGTGGCGGTGGTGGCGGTGGCGCGCCTTATGGTGCTGGAGCGAACGGCACTGCTAACACGGGCGGCGGCGGTGGTGGTGGCGGCCGTGTGCAACTTCCTTTCAATGAAAAAGGTGGTAATGGTGGGTCGGGAATTGTAATTATTAGGTATGAAGTCTGATGGCACATTTTGCTGAAATAGACGCAAATAACATTGTTGTCCGTGTTCTTGTCGTTCCAGACGAACAAGAACATCGAGGTCAAGAATTTCTCTCGATTGATCTCGGGCTAGGCGGTAGTTGGTTTCAGACGTCCTATAATACTGTTGGAGGATTTCATATCGAAGGCGGTACAGCATTCCGCAAGAACTACGCCGGTATTGGCTACACCTACGACGAGGCTCGAGATGCCTTCATCCCACCCAAGCCGCATCCAAACTGGCTGTTGAACGAAGATACTTGCTTATGGGAGTCACCCGTCCCATACCCCGCCGACGGCGAGCCGTACACTTGGGATGAGGAAAGCCAATCTTGGCTGCCGACTGAATAGTTTCATGCAACCGCCCAAGGTTTCGATTATCACGCCGACCTATAAGACTCCGGCCCATTTGCTCGCTCGAACCTGGGCCAGCCTCAAAGCCCAAACGATGACCGATTGGGAATGGGTGGTATGGGATGACACACCCAATAGTGATCAGGTGTGGCGCCAGTTGTACGGCATGGCAGCCGACGAGCGATACCGGCTCCGAGCGTTCCGAGGCCACACGCACTCAGGTCGGATCGGTGAAGTCAAACGGAACGCCAGTATGATCGCCGCCGGCCAAATCATCGTCGAACTTGACCACGACGACGAAATAACCCCCGACTGTCTCGCTGAGCTCGAGGAAGCGTTCTCCGATCCGCAAGTCGGCTTTGTTTACTCGGACTGGTGCGAGATTCTGCCCGACGGCCAATCCGGCCGCTATCCGAAAGGATGGGCTTTCGGGTATGGCGCCGACTACTGGTCAGACCAGTACGGTTGCTGGGTGATGTCAGCCCCACCAGCCAACGAAATCACCATGAACCACATCGTTTCCGCACCGAATCATGTTCGAGCCTGGCGAGCCGATGTCTATCGGCAACTCAATGGACACGACCCGGCCTACCCGGTAGCCGACGATTACGAATTGTGTGTGCGGACTTTCCTGGCAACCAGAATGGTTCACATACCTAAAATGCTATATCGCCAGCATATTGGGCCGATGACCGCTCAACGGACCCGAAATCAGCAGATTCAGACCTTGGTGGCCGACATTTCGGCCCGATATGCAACCCAAATTCACGCTCGATGCGTCGAATTAGGGTTAGAAACCCGAGAAACAGCCGTATGAACATCAAAATCAAGGCAGGTGGCCGCTAAATGCTCACAAAATTGGCTCGTCGCCGGCCAGAACAGCGAGAAGCACAGTTCTCGTGGCCTGATTACCTGCGACTTTGGGAAAAATTCGGATACAACGGTATCACCTACGTCGTCCCATCCGGCGGCCTGGGCGACATGAACGCCCTCCAGGCGACTGCTAACCCGATTGTCGCCGCCTGCATTAATACCCGCCTCCTCGTCTTCTCCGAGGTTCGGTTCAGTTTCCAACGGTACTCATCGGGCCGGCCGGGAGAGTTCTACGGCACCCCGGCACTCAGCATTCTCGAGCGCCCGTGGCCGGGTGCCACCACCGGCGACCTCCTCGCCCGCATGGAAGTCGACGCCAGCCTGTACGGGAACTCATATTGGGTGGTGCAGAACGGTGAATTGATCCGTTTGGACCCGGCCCGAGTGATCATCGCTTCGGCTGATGTGGTCGACAGTGTCACCGATCAGCCGTTCGGCCGACGCCTCGTCGGCTACTCATATGTCAACGACAAGCACGAAGAAATCGCTTTCTTCACCCCTAGCGAAGTCGCCCACTATAAGCCGCTCGCTGACCCACGGCATCCGTTCCGTGGCGCCGCCTGGCTCACCTCCGTCCTATCGGATGCCACTGCCGATGATGAGATGACGACCTATAAGCACGCTTTCTTGTCGAATGCGGCCACCCCGAACATGGTCGTCAAGTTCGAGCCTGGCGTGTCTGAGGATGCGTTCAAGAAGTTCAAGGAGCGTTTGGAGTCGAATCATCGTGGCGCCCATCAGGGTTTCAAGACCCTGTATCTCGGCGCTGGCGCCGATGTGAAGACCATCGGCTCCACGTTGGACCAGTTGAATTTCAAGTCGGTGCAGGGTGCCGGGGAAACACGTATCGCTGCCGCTGCCGGTGTTCCCGCCTCTATCCTCGGCATCTCTGAAGGCTTGGCCGGCTCCGCACTGAACGCCGGGAACTACACGGCGGCTCGACGCCGATTCGCTGACGGCACGATGCGACCGTTGTGGCGGGCCGCCGCTGCCGCCCTCCAAACCCTGGTCCCGCCTCCCGATGGTGGCTCGAGACTGTGGTACGACGACCGTGACGTGTCATTCCTACAGGAAGACGTGCTGGATGCTGCCGACATTCGGGCCCGTGACGCTCAGACAATGCGCACACTGGTCGACGGCGGTTTCGACCCCGAATCGGTCATTGATGCGATCACGACCGGCGATATGAGTCTTCTGACCCACACCGGCACGCTGTCGGTGCAACTTCAAGCCCCCGGCCAGGGAGAAGCCTGATGCCTTACTTCATCACCGACGAATCAGCCGAATGTTCCGGCTGGGCGGTCATCAAAGACGACGGCGAAGTGATCGGCTGCCACACCACTAAAGGTGACGCTGTTGATCAGATGGTGGCCGTCAGCATCGCCGAAGGCATTGAACCTGGTGGCGAGCGGTCGGTCCGTCAGTTGCCGGATTCTTACCGGCCGGCGGTGTCGGAAGATGTGCCGGAGGGGCGGGCCTGCGGGAATTGTGAGCATTACGACGATGATGTGATCAATGAGGATGGAGTGCGAGCCTGGTGTCGTCTGTGGGAAGATTGGGTCCGAGGTGATCATTATTGTGATCGTTGGCAAGCCGATGACGATTCCATCGATGATGATGACGACGACATTGATGATCTAAGCGCCGATGAAATGCGACAGGTCGATCTTGATCTGCCCGACTACATTCGGAATGCTGCCGCTCGGGGCCTCGAGCTCCGTGAGGAAGGTTTCGGCGGTGACGGCCTGGTGCCTCGAACGATTCGTGAGGCTCGCCAGATGGCGGCCGGTGACATCAGTCAAGACAAAGTGATCCGAGCGAACGCTTGGGGTGCCCGCCACGCCGTCGACCTCGATGCACCCGCCAACTCCGACGCTGACGCTGACGGATGGCCTGGTAACGGTGCTGTCGCCCACTATCTCTGGGGCATTGACCCTTTGAACCCTGAACCGGCCCGTAACTGGTTTGCTCGGAAAGCCGAGCAGATCAAGGCTGAGTCTGAGGAAGGTGAAAGAATGACCATGACTGAAACTGAACCCGTTGTGGACGCCCCGAAGGATTCTTTGGTTCGTCACGTCGAGTTCCGTGCTGAACCATCCGGCGACGGCCTCACCCTCGAGGGATATGCCGCCGTGTTCAACGAATGGACCGACATCGACTCGTGGGAAGGGACGTTCAGGGAGCGCATCGCCCCCGGCGCCTTCAAAAAGACCCTCTCCGAGCGCACCCCAATCCTCCAGTTCGATCATGGCACCCACCCGCTGATCGGCTCGCTCCCGCTCGGGGTGTTCACCTCAATCAAGGAAGACGAGCACGGCCTACGGGTCAAGGCCCGCCTGTCCGACAACTGGTTGGTGCAGCCGATCCGTGACGCCATCCGTGACGGAGCCATTACCGGCATGAGTTTCCGGTTCCGAGTCATCCGAGACAACTGGGGCAAGGGTCGGGACAAAATGGCAGAGCGTACCATCAATGAGGTAGCCTTGTATGAGGCCGGGCCCGTGGTTTTCCCGGCCTACGAACAAACCACAGTCGGAGTGCGTAGCCGAGAAGTTCTCACTGCGC